CCGCCCGTAATGCGCTGCGTTACCGTCTGGGTAATGCTGTCGGCTTTCTGGTCAATCGCGGATACTGATTCTTTAACGGTTTTGAATTCCCGCTTTGTGCTGTCCAGGTCGTTGGAAATGGTTGTGGTGGTCTCTTCCAGGCTGCTGACTTTGGTGTTGATGCTATCCGCCTTTTGGCTGATGCTGGAGACATCCTCTTTCAGGCTTTCCACCGTTGCGGTGGTGGCATAATCCTGCAGCTTGCTGTCAACAGCGTCATTGGCAGCACTGGTGGCGGTATCCTTCACGTTGGCCGTTACCGTTTCCGTCACCGACTTGGTGACCTCGGTCTTGATCTCGTCAGCGGTCTGAGAAAACAGGCTTTTTGCGCTTTCCTGCGTCAGGTAGTCGCCGCTGCTGGCGTTCCACGCGGTGGGCGCGTTGCCGTATTGCAGCATGGGGTGCAATGCCATGTACTTGTTTGTAACCGAACCCGACTGCAGACCAAATCTAACGCCGGTCAAAATATAGTTGTCCTTCGGTGTCCATGTGCCATACCGTAACACCCAACCGTCCGATTGCTCAATTTTGATTTGGTCAGCAGGCTTTATGCTGGTGTAATATCTGCTGCCGTTAGCGTGCGAATAATGGATGTCCAGATAAAAAGCGTCCTTGCCCGAAACTTGCTTGTACATAACGGATATGCACAGCGTTACACCCTTGACAATGCGCGTGCTAGTAGTGTTAAAATCAAATATTTTAAGGCTATTGGAATTTGTTACCGTTGCACTGCCATCATCATTGTATTCAACAGTGCCACCGCCTTGGAGAGCAGCGTTCTTGAAGCTCTCACTGCCCAGGATCAAGTTCCCGCCGCCGGTGATTTTGGTGTCTTTTTTCACCTCAGAGGAAAGCCCGTCCACCGTTGCTTTCAGGTCGGTGTACTTGCCGGTCAGGTCGCTGGCCTTTACTTCCAGGCCATCCACGCTGGTCTTGATCTCCAGCATCTTGCCGGTCAGGTTCTTGTAGCTCTGGCTGTTCACGGCGCTGGAACTTTCCCGGCTGGCGCTGCCCACGCTTTCAAAGTTTGCCTTTCCGGAGGAGATTGTGGCGCTCATCAGGTAGGTGTCGAACTCCCGCCCGCGTGCGTCCTTAACGTGCACGATCTGCCCGCAGGTAAGGCCGGAACCGCTGGGCACCGATACTTTGCACGGGGTATAGGTCACGCTTTTCAGCACGTTGTACAGGTTCTGGGCAACGGTTTTCAGGTTGGCTTCGGTTCCGGTTGTCAGCAGCAGGTTGCCCTGCACTGCATAGGTGTTGGTGGCAGTGGTGCTGTCGGGGTAAATCACCCCCACGTCACTGTCCGACTGCCGGATCTGGACTTTCTCAATGGCCTTGACCGTGTAGTCCTCGTAGCTCAGGCTGTCAGCATAATAGGCGGTGCTGTTGCTGGCACCGTCCGGGGTGATTTTAGCAGTGCTGCGCTTGTCTGTGTAGGTCAAGAATTGCAGCTTGCCGTCTGCATTCATGTGGGCGTAGCAGCCTGCCGCTTCCGCCGCCCAGGAGATAATCTGTCGACAGGTTAAATCATCCGCATAGAACGCCTGCACGCTGTAGCTGCCATTGATGGGCAGGCTGCTGCTGGCCAGCGTAACCCCTGCCCGCTGGCAGGCCAGCTGAACCAGCTGCCAGATAGTTTTGGGGAACTGCGCCTGATTGGCGTGCAGCCAGCCGGAGAAGTCCGCATCCAGCTTGGACATGGTGTCGTAGGCCGTGACCTTGTAGCTGTTGCGCTTGGTGCGGGTGGGCTTTTCAGCATAGAAAACACCCACCTTGGTGCGGCTCCCGGCATCGTCCTGCCGGTAGTAGGTCAGGGCGTCCCCGGCAGTAATTTGCAGGCTGCCGCCCGGGTCTGCCCAGATTTCGGCTTCGATGTAGTCCGAAAACGCAGAGCCAATAGTGAACTCCTGCCCGGAATTTACCGAGGTGCGCAGCGTCAGGCTTTTGACCGCGCTGCCGGGGGAGCTGCCCTTTAATTCGGTGCCGCTTGGGAGAGTGAGAATTGGTTGGAGCAAATATACACCTCCTTTGGTTTTAGTTAGGAGGTAGGAGTGAGGAGTTGGAAGGTGTGCGCGTGCGCGCACGGGTTGAAAATTGGGCCGCAATCCCGTAGGAGCGCACAGTGTGCGCCCGTCGCCCTGCGGTAAATCCTGTTATGGCATCTACCGCAAAGCCCCGGAACGGTTGAGACCGTTCCCTACAATGCCGGACCTTGGGCCCGTTTTAACTCCCAACTCCTACTTCCTACCTCCTAACTCTCAATCAGCATTCGATGATGTTAAACTTCAAATTCTTCCACTGTTTCGTCTTGGCATTGTGCCAGGCGATGCCATATTTGCTGCAGTAGCAGGTGGTGGTTTCGGTCTCGGTGGAAGAGCCGGCTTTGGGATGGGTGAACTGAAACGTTGCTTTGCCTGCAAACAGCCCGATGGTGTACTTGTATTCGTCGTCAGTCAGGCAGCTGTAGGCGATGGGCCAGGTGGCAACCTTTTCCCGCACCACTTCGCGGTGCATGTACCCGGCTTCGTCACGGCCGGAATCGCTGGAATCCAGGTCGGAATAGCTCGGTTCGATGTCGCAGTCCGGTGCGTACAGGGATTTGCCATCGATCTGGAACAGATTGGTCAGGGTCACGTTACACACCTCCTGTGGCAGTCAGCTGTTTGCGCTGCCAGCGCTGCACGGCGCGGCCTACGTCCTCGTCGGTCAGCTCAATGCCGTACACGGCGGAGAGGATCTCCCGCAGCACGGCCACAACGGCTTCAAAGCCCGCCATCTGGCCCGCCTGCAGGTCCTCCATGACCTCGGCCACAGCCTGCTTGATGGTGTCCAGCGGAGCTTCCACGTTGGTGCCGTGGCTCTGGTCGCCCAGCACCGCCAAAAACTCCCGGTTGGCCGGGATGACCGCGCCCTGCGCCAGGTAGGGGATTTGCGGGGCGGTCAGGGTGCTGATATTAAACCCGACATGCCCGCCGCCGAATATGTCCGGCAGGTCGAACGACAACCCGTTCAGCGCGTTGATGACCGCATTGATGCCGGTGACAACGGCGGAGATCATCCGGTTGATGAAGCCGATGATGCCATTGACGGCGTTTTTGATGGTACTGGAGATGCCGTTCCAGATGTCAGAAATCGTCTGCCCAAGGGAATTGAATGTCTCAGTAGTTTTAGCGCGGATGTTATCCCATGCGTCTACAAAATTCTGCTTGAGGTCACGCAGCCAGCCGGTGATGCTCTCCCACTTGCTGGCCAGACCGTCCAGAAGTCCCTGCGAGATGTAGGACCCCCAGGATTTGGCTTCGGTACTGGGAGAGTGGATTCCAAATGCTTCGCAAATACCATTTTTGAACGGCGTGAAAATGTGATCATAGATCCACTGCCCGATGCCGTTCCAGAGCGCTTCCAGGCCGTTAATAAAACCATCGAACAGGTACCGGGCAACGTTGTCACCGTATCCGGCAACCGCTGCCTGGGTTTGGACGTCATCAAACCATTGCTTTACACCCTGGATAAAATCACCGACAAGCTGCCCGGCAAGGGCAGAAAGTCCATCTGCCAGCCCAGTGACGGCGGCGGACAGCAAATCCAGAATTGCCTGCGCAAGTTCGGCGTAGTCGATATTGGTAATGCATTCGGCAATCGTGCTGCCAATCTGCTGCCAATCCAGCCCATCGATCCAGTGTGCCAGAGCTTCCAGCAGCCCCGCCGCACCGGATACAAGGTCTGCAGCAGCCTGGGGCCAGTCAATGTTATTGATGGCGGCCATGGTCGCGCGGGCGAATGCGTCACCTAAGGCCCCAAAGTCAAAGGTCTGAATGAAACCGTGCAGCGTCTCGAAGAGGATTTTCCACTTGGCAATCATCAAGCGGCCAAGGGCTTCCCAGTCCAGTTCTTCCACGCACTGGTTCATCCCATTACCGATGCCATTACCCAAGGTATCCCAGTGGATACTTTGTACCAGGGTGTCTGCAAAGATCAGTGCCGTGTTAAGCCCCTGTGCCAAGGTAGAACCAACCAGCCGCCAGTCCAGCCGGGCGATAAAGCCGTTGAGGGTATCCGCAATGTTTGCGGCCCAGGTCTGGGCCTTATCCTGGATATCTGGCCAGGGGATAGCGGCAAGTGTTTCGTTGAGCTTTTGGGCAATGAGCTGCCCGACTTGGTTCCATTCGCCTGCCTCGATGGCGGCCAGCACGGAATCCAGGAACGGGCTTTTTGCGTCAAAGTTATAGTTGGGGGTGATGCTGCTGGCGCCCGAACCGCCGGAGGAGCTGTCCTTCTTATCTAACCGTTCGATCTCATCAAACCCGGCTAGGCTCTGGGCGGCTTCTTTCGCGGCTTTCGAGGTTCCACTCAGGCCCTTGGCCGCGGCCTTGGCGGAGGATACCGTCTTGCCGGTCAGGAACGCCACCAGCTTTGCAAGGTAGGCAAATACGGTTGCCGCTGCGTTGGCCAGCGTAGTCAGAGCAGGGGCCAGAACTTGAATTAACGGTGCAGCAGCAGTAGCCGCGGCACCTTGCAGGTTGCCAAGGGCCTGCCGCAGGGACGTGCTGGAAAGCAGGGCAGCGCCCA